CCTGTACTCCTTAGCTAATTTGGATACCTTACCAGTTAATACCTTATATTCTGTATCCAGTTTACCTTTACCAGTTCTCTTTATTTTTAAATCATAACCATTAATTGGGTCGGTAAAATCCCCGTTATCATCATCCAAATATAAATCAATTGCTTCCTGGTATACCCCACCGGACATTAGCAGTAATTTAACCCCGGACTCTGTATCTATTTCCTTACCATTATCATCCTTGTATTTAATGACAGGAGCCATGAATCTCCGGCTTGGTTTGAATTTCTTAGCAAACTCCCTATCAGCAGGATCTTTTGAACTACTCAATTTAGTGTAGGCATCCATTACTGCGCATTTCTCATTAAATGTTGCAGGGGATATTAAGGCCATATTGTCCTTTAAACCCAAATAGAAATAGGTTACCTCTAACCCCCATTCATTTTCTTCCCCCACTGGCAATATTCTTACCCGGGTTATCCCTTCCTTGCAAGTGAAAAATTTACCGGGTCCACTCCGTTTTAAATCTTCCCTTCTTTTTTGTAGTCTTTCCCTTAAGGAACTTTTTTTAGTAGCCATTTTTGTTTTTATTTAAAGATTAATAATTATTTTTCATTCCTTATATTTGAGGATATAGATTGAAGTATATCCTTTCGTTGTTCAAAGCCCTTTACAGCCGCAAATATAATATCAGCATCTTCCCGGGCCTTTATACAATCTCGGGTTATTTTTTTAAATTCACTGTGAGACTCTACCCATGCCTTAGCTGTATCATCACTGAAGGGTCTACCATTCATAACCTTGGTTTCCTTTGCTCTAATAAATAACCTACCATAGGTAGCATCCCTTTCCATTTTTAATCTCTCCACTACTGCCAACAATTTTTTGTGCATTAGTAAACAAAATCCATAATGGTTCGGTTGAATTTTTAAACTATCATTAATACTGTCTGGATTTACTCTCAACTCGGAGGCTAAATTGAATATGATTTTCTCCCCATTATATACTACCTTGATATCTAAGATTTTTGATTTTCGGTATGAGCTTATTCGTTTCATAATTATATTATAATAGTTTACCCTATAGTTAGTTTAATTGAGCACCTGGTATTAACCAAAAGCGGTAGGGATATTCGGGTTATGTGGGGGTTTAACTATTTCACGGGGTTCTCTCAAAAATCTTCCCAACTCTTCTTTTCTTTTATCTAAGTCCCAGTAATCAATAATTAAGACTTTAGGTTTCCTTAACTCTAAACCAATTCTCTGTATTCTGTACTTCATAAAAAATGATCTTAGCCAATAATTAAACTGAGCATCACTTGATTGTTGATACCACTTATTAGGTATCCTGCTTCCATTATTTTCAATAGGCCCAGGTTGCACTGCTCTTACATATATTACATGAGAGAGTTCACACCATGCTTGTAAACACCTATTCGAGAACCCCTCTATGTAATCATCCCCTATTTCTCTATGGAATCCCAACTGAGATATGAAATAGGTTAAATTATCCAATGGGCTCCGGTCAGTTACAAAATCATTATTATTACTTATTAATTCCCATCTCCTCATTTGCAATAATTCCTGGAAATTTACCCCAAAAGCTATAGAAGCAGCTGATTTTTGTATTACCCCGTTATGACCATTACCCCCATTATAACCAAAGGAATGTACCAATCTAGCTTTATCACTCTCTGTTAATATATCCCCAGCTGAACCTGAGATATGTTTTAAGCCAAATTCCTTTTCAACGAATTTAACTAATGTTGTCTTACCAGAGCCTGAGCTCCCTGTGAATGCAATTTTCATGTTTTTTATGTTTTTAATGTAATCAAATCCTATGCCATAAGAACCATCATTTAATAGTGATGCCTCAAATAATCTTATGTTTTCCATTTTAAATAATTTTCTTTTTCATCATAATCCTTTAACCCTTCCCAATGTATACCTATCTCAGGTGATACTTTCATTCTTACATGTTTTAACTCAAAATTAAAGTACTTCAGTGTTTGGGGATTATTACATATTTCTATTATTCTTGGTACTACATCGTGTATATATTTAGGCCTTATATAAAACCCTATACTATCATGTACCGTATATGTCATATATAAATCTCTGGGAAATTCTCCCTTTAATATCATTTCCCTTATTATTACCATACTGAATAATGTAAAATATCCTGAAGCTCCTTGTATTGGGGAATTTACTGCTTGCCTCTCAGCTTCTGCCTCCTGCCAAGTAACCCCTGAGTTAATATCGTGCAGTCTTCTCTTCATATTGAAGATATTCCTTACATATTCGTTCTTATGGGCTAATCTCTTTTGTTTATCTATCCATACCTTAACCTGTGGAAATGCTTTAAACCAATCCTGTTTAAATCTTTTTGCCTCTGCCTTGGTACAATTAAGGGTAGCTGCAGTAGCATCATCCCCTTGTTGGTATACAATAGAGAAATTTAAAGATTTACCTTTTTTCTTTTGCTTTACCCAAAATAGTTTCTCCTTATGCTCTGGCTTCTCCAATTCTTTACCCCCTAAAGCTTCTCCCTCTTTTATTATGGCCTTAATTTTATCATACTCATCCAACTTACCTTCCATTTTACATGCAGTGGCCACATGTATATTATAACCCCTTCTAAATATATCAATCATTGCCTTATCCTCACTTACCTCGGCTATTACACGTAATTCAGCTTGAGAATAATCCACATCCATCATTAAAAAGCCAGGTGGGGGAATAAACATCCTCTTAATATCTGCAGCGGTAGTACCCCGGGGTATATTTTGCAAATTGGGTTCCACACATGATAATCTTCCAGTAACGGTACCATTTAGTTTAAATCCTGCATGTACCCGGTCCCATGGGTCCAAGTGTTGGTGCATACCCCTTACATAAGTTCCATCTAATTTCTCTAGTCCACGTAAGTCCAAAAGTTTAGTCATAAACCCAGTCTTATCCTTAGGGGCTAATGCCAATAAACTTTCTTCATCTGTAGATGGAGTTTCTGTCTTATTACCATATTTATCCTTGGTATATTTAAAAGGTTTTAATTTTAAACCAAAGGGAGCTTCAAAGAAAAAGTGTCTAACTTGTTTGGGGGAACCAAAATTCATCCCATCCCAACTATCCTTTTTACTAAATTTGCCCTCTAAGAAAGCCTTTATTTTTAATTCTCTATTGTAAATGAGTCTAGCAGCATTAGGCTTCTTTTCTTTATTAATTTGAGCAATTTCTAGTCTTACATTTTCTATTAATTGCTGCAAATGATATATTCTAAAGTTTCTCTCATACTTGAGTAATGCTCTGTCTGATCTTAGTTCAATCTTTTTATCATTTATCTTTTGAGTATAATTAACCATTAAGTCCTCAAGATATTTCCTATCAACCAATAATCCCCTATACTCCATCTCTGCTGCTACCCGGGTTAACATCATCAGTAAGTTCCTAAATACACTGTAGAACCCTTGCTTAATTAATTTGGGTTCCATGATTATCATACCCCTAAGTGTCAAATCTGTATCTAACCCACAATATTTACATAATGTTTTAAAGTCCTTATCCTTCCAATCTATTTTTACTTTTGTATCCCCTTTTATGTTATCCTCATAACCCTGGAATTCCTCAAACATTAATCTTACAAAATCCTTTAAACCATGGGGCCTTTCTTCATCTAAACAATATTTAGCAAGCATGGCATCGAATAATCTCCCTTTGGGCCATATATCATACCTCATGAACCACTTATACTCAAATTTAAAATTCCAGCACACCTTAATAATATCTGGGTCCTCAATTACTGCCTTACAAAATCTCCTGAAAATCTTTAACCAGTTCTTTTTAAAAGGGGAATCCTTATGACCTAAGGGAATAATCCAGGATGATCCGGGTTGGAATGATACCCCCAATATTAAGGGATATTCACTGGGTAATTTATATTTTAATCCCGTAGTTTCAAAGTCCACACTGGCATATTTGGTTTTTTTGCAATGAGCAATTAATTCATCTACCTCGCTCTTTTTTCTGATTATCTTTAAGATATTTGGCATACTGCTATCCCTGATTTAAATAGTAATAGGGTACCTTCATCTGAACGGTACTCTTTATCAAATACAACTCTTAGTATACCACTTTGTATTATGGCCATTGCACAATTTTTACATGGGCTAGTTGTGCAATATAATGTAGAACCATCCAAGGGTATTCCAAACCTAGCAGCAGCAGTAATGGCATTTATTTCTGCATGAGTGGCATTATCACATTTCTCATCCAGTTTACAATGCAATTCTTGGCAACTATGACCAACTATTGGGCCATTATAACCGGTGGATACTATCCTATTGTTTTGGGTTATTACGCACCCAACCTTACCCCTTTCACAGGTAGCTCTTAAGGAAATTAGACCTGCTATTTTAATGTTTAGTTCATCCCGAGATATCCTTTCCATTTTATATAAGGTTTTTTTCTTGTTCAAAGACATGGAGTGAAATAATATCCATAGTAATTAAACCGGGGGTTACATCATCCCAAATATTACTATGCTCGTTATCATTGTTATCACTGGTTAATTCTCCCAATACCCACTGTAATAATCGGCATGTTAAGTATATATCGTTCCTAAAATGCCTTAAATAATCGCATGCCCTGATTGTATAGTGAATATTTAATTTATTATGCCTCATTATAAAATGGTAACCTATAGAACAAGGGACTCTACCACCATGTATTACCCCTGTATCTTCTGGAAACCATACAGGCAAGTATGCCTGGCGTGTGTATGGGTCCTTGGTCAATAATTTTATAACATCCCATAAATCCCCATAATGATATCTTATCCCAAGATGATTACCATATTTTTCCTCTGCCTCTCTTAAATTAGAGGTATTATCAAAAGCTTCCCCAGCAAATTTAGGCCAATACCTTTCCATGTAGGTATGGGTGAATTTCTCCCCAACATTACGGAAGTTTTGGTCATTAAAATCTGTATTTTTATAAAAAGGCCAAATTTTATAAGTTTCCCCAGGATTTGTGGGAAAACCCTTCACCCTCTCCTCAAAGTGCTTATCTGCCCAGGGTAAATCTGGTTTTGTTTGTTCTTTCAAAGTTTTCAAATCTCTTGGTACCTGTGCAGACCAATAGAGGTTAAGATATTCATACATCTTAACCTCTTTTTTTATGCCTTGCCAAGATTGGGTGTTTATTATTTCTCCGTAAGTTTTAAGCATTTCTCTTGAGAAAGATATTGCCTCTGATATTGTGTTGAAATTGTTAAGCATAGTAAATTATAATAGTTTACCCCTTCAAATTGGTATTTAGTTTTGCTATATCTTTATCCTTATATTTGGGATGGAAAGGAAGGGTTAAATCTCTTGCAAATAAATCTTTAGTTTTTGAAATTGGTTTACCATCGGGACCCTTTTGTATTTGTACAGCAGACCTCTTATGAACCTTGTATTTTATCTTATTGGGATCAATTACCATGAACTCATCATATTTATCAATGCACCTTTTTTGGTAAGGCGTATAATAAGCTTTATCCTCCCAAACAGAGTCCATATCCTTGTCCCCACTAAAGTGTTTCTTAACGCAATCTCTCCCCTTATATCCCATATAAAATAAGAATCTCTCCACATTTACAAACATAAAAGGAATGTAGCATAGTACATCGCACCTTTGGGCCTTTTCTACACCATATACATATTCTGTAATTCTCTGGATCAGTAGGAAATCAAATATTAACCTGCTGGTTACCTCTGATGCCCGGGTAGTATAAATTACATAAGGATCTTTTTGACCCTTCCTCCGGCAAAAACTTAGGGATATTAAACAATCTTTACCCCCACCATGAGCATTATCAAAGTGGAATGTAAAATTATAATGCCCTGATTTTTTATTCTCCCTGTCTAATACCTCTGATTTTACCAAATCAAGGTAATTTAGGTTTACGTAATTACTTACCAGCTTACTCCATTTTTTATAGGTATAACCTAATATTTCCCCGAAATTAAAATCTGGGCTTATATAGGGTTTGTAAGCATGAACGAAATTGTCGTATGATACCATCTCCGTCCCATAGGTACCACCCCCATTTTTCCTTATTTGCCCCTCATTATTTATTAAAAACTCATTAATTCCTTCCCAGGCAGCCTCCAAGGTAGGAAACTCCATTTGGTTAATTTTGATTAGGTTCATATTTTTATTTGAGTATTTGTGTTGGGTCTTTCAACTTTATCCCAATACGGGTTATGTTTATATTTTGGTTTTAATTCTCCGTTTTCATCCAACCAACCAGGGTTGCAATAATAACCCACCTTAGCCGGGGGTATTTTTATCATAGCTATTACTCCATCTCTTTTGGCATTAAATAAATAAGTACCAAAATAATATGGGGACATCTTAGAATCCAAATGTTCAACTACCTGGGTGAATATCTCACTCCTTGTTAAAGGCTTCCCAGATTCCTCTATAATCCCCGCTATTTTTTCATTCCAGGTTCCCATCTTAATATTTATTTAAAATTCTTTGGTGATTAATTTCATTTTTTTCAGCATAAGCATTGAATAGGATTAACTCAGTAAACCCAGCAAAGTCCAAATACTGGAATATCAATAATAATGTGGTCATTAAACCCTCATAGTACTGGAGGGTGTTCACCTTTTTCTCAGTCAATGACCAATCCTTATTTTTTAATAAATTCATGCTCATCATTAACCTATAAATTATTTCTAATTGAAGTTTCCCATGTACCTCTAACCCATCCTGAGATATTCTTCTTAGAGGTTCAATTTCTGGTTCCCCTTCCCTTAATTTAGAGAATATTTTAAATTCCTTGTGTTTGGGGATATTTAAATCAAACTTTATATTTAAAAAATTACCTAATTTAAATAGTGTACCCAATGTATTATCACTACCCATTTCGGGCATATTCATTTCTGATAAATGATTTTCCAATATACTCTGGCACATATCAACCCCCATGCCTGAGTATATAAATATCTCCAAAAAGAAATGGATCCAATCTGCTACCTCTAATCTAAAATTCATGGCATGGGCCTGTGCTTTGCTTATATTGTTATCCTCTACAGCTTCCAAAGCCAATAACAATTCATTATAGCTCTCCATTAATTCCTCTATAAACCTATAAGAAAAATCCTTTAGTATTTTCTGACCTGCTTTTGTGTTAATGTCCACAGGATAAGGTTTTAATCCCTCTATCTCTATATAATGTTTTA